ACTTCATCGGTCTTACCTTTATTGCCACCAAGACTGGTGTTGATTTTGAAGAAATAATCGGCAACTTTTAATTAACAGAGGTTAAAAACTATGGCAACCAGAAATCAATTAAATCCACCTCCTTTAAGGAAGATTACAGACTTCAAGAGTAAGCTGTCTGGTGGTGGTGCTAGAAGTAACCTCTTTGAGGTTGTTCTTTCTTTCCCAGATGCTGCTCCTGCTGACACTAATGTTCTCGACAAATCTAGATTTTTAGTTAAAACAGCGGCACTTCCAGGTTCAACGGTGACTCCACTGGAAGTTGCCTTTAGAGGAAGAACTCTAAAATTAGCAGGAGATCGCACATTTGAATCTTGGACGATTACTGTCATTAACGATACTGATTTTGCCATTCGTTCGGCATTTGAAAATTGGATGAATGTAATCAACCGAGTTTCTGATAATACTGGAGTTACTGATCCTGCACTATATCAAGCAGATGCATTTGTTTACCACTTAGATCGTGATGGTTCAACTCTAAGAGCATATCATTTCTATGATTTGTTTCCAACAAATATCAGTCCAATTCAGTTAGCATATGAAACCGATGCTATTCAGGAGTTTACCGTAGAAATGCAAGTTCTCTGGTGGGAAGCAGTCAAGGGTAATTCTCCTGCTGCGGGTGGTGAAGATATCAACTAAATAAACTATAACAGGTAAGCATACTTTATAAGATGGCGAAACTTTTTGGTTTTTCAATTGAGGATAATGAAAAAAAATCCAAATCTATAGTCTCCCCCGTTCCTCCTAATAATGAGGACGGGGTTGATCATTATATCCAATCGGGTTTTTATGGGCAAACTATTGATATTGAAGGTGTTTACAGAACTGAATATGATCTAATTAGAAGATATCGTGAGATGGCTCTTCATCCAGAATGTGATGGAGCAATTGAAGATGTTGTTAATGAAGCAATTGTAAGTGACTTATATGATTCTCCAGTAGAAATAGAACTATCAAATTTGAATGCGAGCGATAAACTAAAAAAAGTTATAAGAGAAGAATTTAAGCACATCAAAGAAATTATGGACTTCGATAAGAAGTCTCATGAAATTTTTAAAAATTGGTATATTGATGGAAGATTATTTTACCTAAAAGTTATCGATATAAAAAAACCTGAGGATGGTATTCAGGAATTGAGGTATATCGATCCTATGAAGATGAAGCATATTCGTCAGGAAAAAAAGACGAATAATAATTTAGGTACAAATTTATCAGTACTTTCCAATTATAATGTAAATCAAGTCACATATCCAGAAATAGAAGAATATTTCATTTATACTCCAGGTGCAAATTACCCATCTGGTACACTTAGTTCATCTTCAAAGGGTGCCGTAAAGATAGCAAAGGATTCTATTACGTATTGCACTTCTGGTCTAGTAGATAGAAATAAAGGAACTGTACTTTCATATCTCCACAAATCAATTAAGGCACTCAATCAACTTAGAATGATTGAAGATTCTCTTGTGATTTATAGATTATCCAGAGCACCAGAGCGTAGAATTTTTTATATTGATGTTGGCAATCTTCCAAAGGTAAAAGCAGAGCAATACCTCAAGGAGGTTATGAGTCGTTATCGTAACAAATTAGTTTATGATGCGAACACTGGAGAAGTTCGTGATGACCGTAAGTTTATGAGTATGATGGAAGATTTTTGGTTGCCAAGAAGAGAAGGTGGTAGGGGAACTGAAATCACCACGCTTCCTGGCGGACAAAATCTTGGAGAACTTTCGGATATTGAATATTTCCAGAAAAAACTTTATAGAGCATTAGGAGTTCCAGAATCAAGAATTGCTGGTGGTGGTGATGGATTCAATCTTGGGCGTTCATCAGAAATTCTAAGAGACGAACTTAAGTTTTCTAAGTTCGTTGGGAGACTAAGAAAGCGTTTTGCGAATATGTTTAATGATATGCTTCGTACTCAACTCCTTCTAAAAAATATCGTAAGTCCAGAAGATTGGGACGTTATGAGTGATCATATTCAGTATGATTTCTTATATGATAATCATTTTGCCGAACTTAAGGAGGCAGAATTACTTACAAATAGATTGTCACTTGTTACTTCTATGGAGGCATATATTGGCAAGTATTTCTCCACAGAATATGTTCGTAAAAAGATTCTTCGCCAAACTGATTCTGAAATTATTGAAATTGATGCTCAGATTGATGATGAAATTGAAAAAGGTATTCTCCCAGACCCTAATGCTCCGGTAGATGAAATGGGAAATCCATTACCTCCAGAAGGTGGTGAAGTTCCACCAGCAGAAGGAGTTCCACCAGAACCGGTTGCTCCAGAACCTCCCCCAGAGCCTAAAGGTGGCAAGATATAAATAATCTTATAATAATAAATTGTTTTTATGGAAGAACTTATCGATTTGATTGCAACAGATGCTTCAGCATCCGATGTATCCGATAGAATTAAAGAGATATTATACGCAAAAGCATCGGAAAGAGTTGATTCTGCCCGACCTTATGTTGCGGCATCGATGTTTGGTGACGAAGACAATACAGAGGACCAAGAGTAATGGCAATTAAGGTTGTACAAAAAGTAAATAGAATAACTGCCAATGTATCTACGGCTACTACTAGCAATCCGATTGCTCTTAAAAGCGGATATTTGAGAGTTTCTACTGGACTAACATCGGTCTATGTCGAAATTGATAGTGAACCTGTTGCCACTACAAATTCTTTTCAAATTGGTCCATATGGTAACGAAGTATTAAAGGAAAGACTTGCAAGACAAAAGATTGCCGGAATTACTACGGGGACAACAACAATTGTTTCTTTTAGTGAAAATGCAGGAAATCCATTTTTAGTTGGTGATTATGTTACTATTCAAAATGCCGAACCGGCAGGAATTAATACCGAACATAAATTAATTACTCAAGTATTTAATGACTCAGTAATAATTTTACATAATAGTTCATCTATTGTTGGAGTAATTACTACAACTAATGCAAATATTGCAAGAAGTGTGAAAGTAAGTGTTCTTGCCTCAGAAGGCACTCAGAATGTAAGTATCACAGAAATCGTTCAGTTAGTCACCGAATAAAAATGAAACTCATCACAGAAGAAGTCTCACAGGTTAAGTTTATCACCGAAGGTAAAGGTGCAGAAAAGAAAATGTTTATTGAGGGAATTTTCCTTCAAGGTGATATCTGCAATCGCAATGGCAGAATGTATCCAATGCAAACTCTCGCAAAAGAAGTAGCAAGATATAATGAGTCATTTATCTGTAAGGGTCGTGCTCTTGGAGAACTCGGACATCCCGATGGACCTACCGTTAATCTTGACCGTGTTTCTCATAAAATTGTTTCTCTTGAACAAAAGGGGTGCAATTTTATTGGTAAGGCACAACTCCTAGAGACTCCAATGGGTAAGATTGCAAAATCTCTCATTGGTGAAGGTGTTTGCCTTGGTGTTTCTTCTCGTGGTGTTGGATCGCTTCAAATGACCAATGAGGGTCACAAGATAGTTGGTCCGGATTTTATGCTTGCAACTGCAGCAGATATCGTTGCCGATCCATCTGCTCCCGATGCTTTTGTTTCGGGAATTATGGAAGGTAAAGAGTGGGTTTATGATTCTAATAAAAAAGTATGGATTGCAGAGTCAATTAAAAATATTATAGAAAAAGATGCCAAAACAAAAAAATTAACAGAAGAAAGAAAACTTCAGCATTTTCAAAAATTTATAAGTATGATATGAAGAAAGAACATTATGTATATGCTTTAGTAGATCCAATAAATAGGATTCCTTTTTACATTGGAAAGGGTAAAAAAGATAGATGCTTTAAACATCTAAAAGGTTATGCAAATTATAACCAAGAAAAATTAAAATATATTGATAATATTAGAAATTTAGGATTTGAAACAATAATTTATAAAATTATTGAAAATTTATCAAATTTAGATTCTTTAAAATTAGAATCTTATTTTATTGATTATTATAAAGAATTTCTTACAAATAAAGAAATAGTTCCTCCAGATAAAACTGGATGTAAATTATCAGAATCTCAAAAAGAACATTTAAGACTAAAAAATATTGGAAAAGTTTTATCCCAAGAACATAAAAACAAAATAGGAATATCAAATTCACATAAACCAAATTATGAAATAAATAAAAAATATATTGATAATTCATCAAAAAGAAACGAGGGATCAAAAAATCCAAATTCAAAATCAATTATTTGTAATGGTATAAAATTTGGATGTATGAAGGATGCTTACAAGTATTTTAATGTTTCTAAGCAAACTTTTAAAAAAAGATATGAATTTAATTTTCTCGCAAATCTATAAATTATAAATAAATATAGATTATAATACAAGATCTAAAAAAATGTCCGTTGGTAGA